TGTTCACCATTACATCAGCACATACCTTTGCATACTGTGTGCCAGGTTTAAAATAAATTCCAGCTTTCATCAACTCACCACAGTTTTTGAGACGAGCGATCTCAAAGTCAAGCCTTTTATTGGCAGTTGTTTGTTGCAACAAGTCAATGTTTGCTTGTGCTGCTTCTTTACATTGATCCTGCAACTTTCTATCTAATGGTCTAGACCAAGTAGCAGAAAAACCAAGACTTAAGTTGTAGTTATCTTTTTGTCCAGTTCTTGTATTCTTATAGAAGACCACATCACCCGGGTTATCTAAAATACCATCTGGCATAGGATTGCCATCCTCATCAAAGGCACCGAAGTTATCAGTCACATCGTATATTGGGTCTTGATAATAAGGTTCATATGGTCTAGCAGCTGAAAGACTACCAGTCACATATGGAGTGATGTTCATCGTCGGACCCTGACATTGGATTCCGCCTCCATAAGTGTTCGTAATATATGGACCCTGCAACACCTGGATGGCCTGGTTTGTGACACTGCCAGAACTATTAGCGACGGGATTAGCAGTAGCACTAACACCCCCAACAGTCTGTGCAAACGACGCTGATGGTAGTAATCCACTAAAAATTACTGCGAGAAGATACTTGTAGTGTCGGTAACGCTTTCTATTTCTGTTGTTCTTTGAATAATTGTATGATTGCTCAATCCCGGACCTTGATACGTTTCTGTGTACTGAAACGCTGCTCCTGGTGTTGTTTGTGTGAAATTTGGTTTTGAACTTAATCCAGTCCATGTTGAGGTCACTCCTTCAATGTTTGCTGAAGTTGGAGAAGTTGATGGTGATAAACTTCCCGATGCTGAAATACCACTCCCAGTTACTGAATATTGATATCCAGTGTTATAGTCCATCGAATTGATGGTCTCTGTGATTGTTTGTGTTGTCTCTGTATGGCTAGTCATGGAGCCTTGGGTGAAGTTGGGAACCACCGGAACTGCTGAAGCAGCAGTCCCATGTAAAGCACCAAGAACCAATCCGAGACCGATTGCTTCCTTTAATCTATCCATTAGTCGATGACAGTAACTTCAGTAACGAATTGTCCTGTAGCAACACTACCTGCGCCACCAGCAGTCAGACCAATAGTGTGAGCACTATTAAGAGTTCCTGCAAGTGATCCGGCAGATCCAGCTGCATAAGAAGTAACAGAACCAAAGTTAGGGACAGCACCTACGGTAGGAGCTGAAGTTGGAACTGCATCAGCTTGAGTATAGGACTGACTGAAAGAAAATGCTTGTCCAGCGTTGTCTTGAGTTGCTGCAATAGTTCCTGGGTTATATACACCAGAGGTGATAGTACCAGCAGAAACTGTTCCAGCAGTGCTACCGTCAGTAGTATCTATGTTAGTGCCGGAGATACTGAACGAAGAACCAATTCTAGATGCAGTAGATCTTGCAGCATCAACAGTAAGTTGAACACTAGAAGCGTGTTTAGTAACAAGTCCGCCAGCATTTGCTGCACTTGCGGTCATCAGTAACATTCCAAAAGCCATTAACGCTTTCTTCATTAAACTAAGAATATATTTCTCCTTCTATTTAGAGAATACTCTCAGTAAACTCTAATACATAATTTTCTTTGCGTCAAGTGTTGACAACTACCGAATCCATGAGTAGGATAGGTTTGTTAGGTTTGATGGGACATCTTTAAGTAACTAAAAATACTTATGAGATTCTTTAGGGGACTTGACGAGGACGGGAAACCGTAGTACTATAAATACATCAACGACAGAGAAATATTACATTTCTTTACGTTGTACACACGCCTCACCGAGACTAAACAGCGTGTCTAAAAAACAGTCTCTCATACCTCAGGCGGAGGGTGTCTGAGGAATATTTTACCTAG